AGTAGGGGTAGAATTACTGCATGTAACTTAAATTCAATCAAAATGGTACGAGCAAAATTTAAATGTGTCGAAAAAACACAAATGGAATCAGGAGAGAAGATAAAATTACATCCTGTAACTGGTGGAAGTCCCGAAAATGAAAACTTTTTCAAATGGACCCCTTTTGGTCAAATTGAAATCGGAATCCTTAACGAAAACGCTTCAAAAGAATTTGAAGTTGGTCAGGAGTATTTAGTTGACTTTACAAAAGCCAATTAATCAACTTCTTTCCCCTCCCACAATCCAATATCCGCTTACATCCTCACCATTCCCCTGCTACACTTAACTGTAGCAGGGGAATCTTTTTGCCCTGGCTATATCATCAACTAAGAATTTAGTTTTATGGGCAGTTATCCGCGCCTTTGGCGCACACTGTGAGCACAGCGAACACCTTCTATTTTCCTTTTTTACCATTATGCACGATTTTTTCGCGCGCCCCCCTTATTCGTAATTAATAATTATAGTGCAGGGGTACGCACCGGCAAAAGAATAATTTTTGTAAGTGGTTGGCTATTATATATATACATACTCTTATTACTATCCTCTTTTTTTTTCGGAATATACTTATATAAAAATTAGAAAAAAACAGTGCAAAAGTACGCACGATTTTTTTTTGCTCTGTACGCTTAGAGTATCAGGCAAAGCGGAGCGCACTATTTTTGCACGATTCCGCACTGTTTGTACTTAGTACGCACGATTTTTATATAACGCACTGTAGTTTAGTGAATTAAAAATGTTCTGTACTAAAGCACTTCTGCACGATTTATTTGGCGTTTTTATAGAAGCCCTTAGTTGGAGTGAATTTATTTTTGCATTGTGCATATATTTTTGCATATTTCCGATCATTCCTGTACTTTAGTAGGGCGAATCAACAACCTAAATTTATGCCGTCAGAATTCACTGTCAATATCTTTTGCCCGAAACCGAAACTTATAATTTTTGCCAGGGCATTGTATGGCGATCAGCCGCTGGTCATCCCGAGAAAGGATAATTTAAACCGGTTGGTTAATATTCTACTCCAAAAGGCACCGCCCGATTACCGGCCGGTAAATTACGGAGACCAGAACATCAGCATCCAACTGCCGTACTATGAAGATAAAGATGTGAGGAGCTGGTATTATTTGTCTGACCGATCACAACATACTGTGGTAAACAGGTTCGACGATCTGTTTACCCTCGAATTCCGGAAGCATGTTGACAGGATGCTTATACTGGGTGTAAAGAATCAGAAAGATTCAATTTACTCGTTCATTGAAAAGTACGATTTGCCTGAGGACATCCTTTCAGATTTGCTGAAAGATTATCAACGTTACCGCAATATTCTGGCAAGCCGCGAATACCGTTTCAAGGTCAAAAACAGGGAGTATTCAGAACACATGCAGACTGCTTGAATGTTCTCAGTTAAACGCAGTATCAATCATTACCGCCATAATCATCATAAAAACGCCCCAAAATGGCAATAACCAAAAAAACCACAGTTCCGCTCCCGGTAAAGGTGCAGTACTGTTTCATCAATGAAATTTTAAGTTTCAGACGGTATTTTGATGTTTACGCCGATCCGCGAATGAAAGAAGGCAAAGCTTTCAAGGATTTTTATGCAGCACCCGGATCAATTGAATTCACCGAAAAATCAGGCACCAGGGCTGCCGGCATATTTTACCAGGCTCAGGTAAAGTTATATTTCCCGGGAGTTGATGACATTACAGAGGCACGCCTCCTTCAGTTGAATAAAGGAAAGGTAATACTAAAGTTATTTTTCAGCAATGGAGATATCCGTATAGTCGGCCATCCGGAAGCACCCGTTCGTCTGAGCACCGAAACCCTGCAAAACAACACAAAAGCAGGTATAGCGATATCAGGCGATGTTCAAAGCCCCGAAAAAACCCGCTTTTTGGTGCCAACAGAGAGTATATTACCACCCCCTGAGCTTTAATCAGTCCTTTTGCCACAAAAACTGAGCCTTTAATATTGTTGTGTAATTACACAGCAAGTGATCCAATTAGTTAATATTCTTTCAGCCCGATGGCTTATTGCAGGTGAAATAGCAGTAAACTATATTCCGCTGCTTGTTTCGTTTCTTCAGGGAAAGAATATTACCATCGATGCATCGATACTTGGCAAAAATGATTTAAAGCCGTTCGCCCTGGGCCCGGGTAATTCAGAAATCAATACCGTAAACCGTTGGTCGCTCGACGATGAGAATGTTCCGGAGAATTCAATTGCCGTGATACCTGTTGATGGGGTTTTACGTGATTACGATACAATCGAGATTTCCCGTTTTATTAAAAATGCTATTGCCAATCCTTCCATTAACAGCATTTTTCTGCTTACCAATTCCCCGGGAGGGATGGTATCGCAGATTGACCTGGTTTCTGATCAGATTACCAATTCACCCAAACCTGTGGTAACTTTTGTTACCGACCTCAATGCATCGGCCGCTGCCTGGCTTACATCAGGAAGCACGAAAATAATACTCAGCTCGAAACTTAACCGGGTTGGGAGCATCGGTGTAATGACCCAGTTTAACGACCTGTGGCCGATGTTGGAAAAATTTGGCATAGATCACCGCGAAATCTATGCTACCAAATCAACCGAAAAGAACCTTCAAAAACGCATGCTTATCAATCCTGAGCTTTCGAAAGAAGAGCAGGAAAAGCCGCTTATTGAAGATCTCGACTTTGTGAACGACTTCTTTCACCAGGCAATGATCAAAAACCGGAAACTTGATCCGGAAAGCGAAGTTTTTAAGGGAAATATTTATTACGCGGAACGTGCGATCGAGTTAGGCCTGGCCGATTCAATCGATACGCTTGACAATGCTCTTTCCCTGGCCCATAAGCTGGGATTGCAGAATAAAATCAATCAATTTAACTCTAATTTTTACAAAAAATGAGAAAACTCTGGGCAACCGTTCTGGCGTTTTTGCAAATTCAGGCCTTCGACGAAAGTGAAGGTGTGAAGACGCTGACCGCGGAACAAAAACAGAAACTCAGCGAAACTTTTGGAGAGGCGTTCGCCACCAAATTTGCTGAGGACCTCTCTCGCGAATCAAAGGGCCAGGCAGAAGACAAAACTAATGCCGAAGCCGTTGCTGGTTTCAAAACCACCATTTCCGCGCTTGAGGCAGAAAAAACCAAACTCGAGGGAGAGAAGACAGCTCTCCTGGGTGAAAAACAAAAACTGGAGGCAACTGCCACCACTTTGCGTGAAACTATTACCACACTCAGCGCCAAACCTGAACCACCCGCACCGGCAAAACCGGCAGGTAGTTCGGAAGGCGCTGAAGCTATTGATGAAAAGAACGATAAGTTCCTGTTCGGTCAGCAGCTTCCGTTCATGTCCATCGATGATGCCCATCCTTACAACAAAAGAGCTTATGCTGCTTTAATGGCACGTCATGGGATTTTAATCCCAACCGTCAATGCAACCAGTCTCGACTATTCGACTCTGAAAACTGACCTCGGCGATTACTACCGGGTAAGAAAACAGGACCGGATACAGTCATTCCTGATGAAACTCCCGAGCATTGAGAGTATTTTCCGTTTGGAGTCAGGGTACCAGGATCAGGCCGCGTTGGTCAACATGTTCCTGACCGACGAATTTTCACAGGCCGACAGCACCACGATTTCAGCGTTTGATAATGTGGTAAAAGGCGGATACAAGTTTGAAGCCGAGATCATCACCATGTGGGATGTTATGTTCGCCCACAAATTCACCGGTTTGAAAGAACTGGAGAAAAACTGGCTTGGTTACCTGAACCGTGAAGGTTCCGACACCATGAAATGGTCGTTCATCGAGTACATTCTGGCCGAAACCGGTAAAAAACTGCACAACGAGCGCGAAATGCGCAGGTTGAACGGTAAAAGAATCAACCCGGTTGCCAATGTACCAGGTACCGCCATGGGAGCATCGAACGGTTTGAGGACTTTCCTGAAACTGCAGATCGATGCTTTCAAGATCCGCCCGTTTGTTTTGGGAGAATGGACTCCTACCACGATCAGCGAGTATGTGCGTAACGCAACATCGATGGTTCCGGCCGTCGTGCGCGATTCAGGTATGCTGGAGCTCTACATGAGCACCGATGCATTGACCGCCTATCACAAAAACAACGAAACCCTGTATGGTGTAAACCAGGATTACAAGGGCGCCATCAATTTTGTGAAGGAATATCCGAACATCAAGATCATTCCTGTTCCAAACATGAACGAATCAAAACGCATGATCTGGACCATCAAGGGCAACATTTCACTTTTCGAGGACAAACCAGGCGAGATGTACAATTTCAACATCGAGCAGCAGGATTGGAGCCTGAAAGTATGGTCGAACTGGAAAGAGTCTGTATGGGCTTACCTGGTTGGACGTAAATATGCCTCCCTGGCTGCTATGCCTGATGATTATTCAACCCAGTTGATCTTCTGCAACGACGTTGACGAACCTGCCAACTATTTTATTCCGATGGCAGCCGATGACGTTACACCGTCAGTTCTTGCACATACCAGCCTTGTGTCTGTAGCCAATTCAGCGGCAACCGCCATCACCAACATCGATGATTGTGCAGTTGGTCAGGAAGTACGCCTGAAATGCGGAAACGCAACCAACGCCATCACCATCGCAGCTTCAGGAAACTTCAGTTTGCTCACAGCAGCATGGAATCCTGCAGTAGGTGATGTGCTTACGTTGAAGAAACGCGCTGACGGAAAATTCATCGAACTGAAACGTGAAACAGCCAGTAGCATAGCTCATCAGTTCGATGCCGATGATACCACTCCTGACGTGGCAGCAGGTGATACTTTTATCACACATGCCAATACCACGGCAACCGCCATCACACAGCTCGACAATTCCATCACCGGAAGGGTTTACACCATTTACGGGGCCGGAACTACCAATGCCAGCACCATCGCCAACAGCGGAAACTTCGTGTTGACTGCTGCAATGACCCTGAGCGCCGGTACTTTCATCAAACTGCAGAAATCTGCTGTTAACTCGAAATACTACGAAATCTCACGCGGATAGCATTCCATTCAGCAATCCCGGTTCGCCGGGCTTGCTGATTGCTATTTCTTAACCTCAAAAAAACAGTAAAAATGGGCTACGTAAAATTAAATGTCGCTAAACCGGGAGACAACCAGGGCGTTGGCGGCAACAAAAAGGATAAGATCACGCTGTTTGATTTCGACGATGTTTTGACATTCCCGGCACGCGATTCAAAGGGTATTGTTATTACAGACAATATCATTTTCAAGGAAGGGGCATACAACATCACGATTTACGCTACACAGCACACAATCAAATCGAACCCGAAAACCGAAGGGGATCCTGATAACAAGGGAATCATTCAATCTCTTGTTTTCGAACACCCGGGAGACAACCAGGCAATCCTCGAGTTCAGGTCAAACTGGATGAACAGGAACATTGGTGCCATTGTTGAGCGTTGCTCCGATGGCCGCAAAATGCAGTACGGTAGCATCTGTGCCCCACTTCAGATGCAATTCGACCACACTGATGATAAGGATAAAAACTCAACCGTTTTCACCCTTGCCAGCGCTCAGAAAGGTCCCGATGTTGCTATTTACCTGGGTACCATTACCCTCGATACTGTAACTGACACCGTTGCTGCCGATGCTACCAGCATTGACCTGACCAATGGTGAAGGCCAGTATCAATTGACCGATGGGACCAGTTCAGCCGCTGCAATTACCGGATGTACCAATGCTGTTGATAAGCTCACCTTTACCCTGTTGGGTTCGGGTGGTGCTTTCCCGAGCACGATTGCTGCAGCAGCTACTGCCTTCCTTTTACGCAACGGAACTACCTGGACAGCTCTCGCAGGTGCCCAGATTACTTTCCAGTGTGTGAAAGATGGAGCCAGCTCCTACAAATTCGTTGAGCTTTCAAGGTCATAGACCACCACAACGGATAATTTATGCAAAGCCCCGGGCCATTCCGGGGCTTTGTCTTTTATAGATACTTCATGCAGATGCATCTTTGAAGCCTGCAAATGCATCTCACATCAAAAAAAACAGTCATGAAACAAAGAATTTTGAATTATCTGCTAACTGACAGATCCTTTGATGCCGGTCTCGCGCTATACATGGAAATTGGCGGATCCATGTCGTTTAAAATGGTGCTTAACCGTCAGGGTTATACAGACTACAACCATCAACTTCTGTTGGATCAGCTCAGACTAACCGGTAACATCAGTCCCGAAGAATTTAGGGCAATTATCGAAATCCCGGTAAAAAAGGTAGTTCCGATCGTGGTTCTTGGTCCTCCAACTCAGGAAGAAGTTGCCACATTCATCACCGAGCTTCCGGAGTATGTCCGTAAATCAATTAAGCTAAGGGATGAATTCCCGTTCCTGCGCGAAAAGGACTGCCCTGAGCCGCTGAAAATCCTCGTTGCTGATATGATATCAGCATACGAGAATTACATGATCAACCATGAGCGCCTGTTCACAGCAGCTACTCCCGAAGATTTTGCCGCTGCCACTGCCGATGTGGTTGAAAACTACCTCGAAAACCGAGAAATATGGGATGAATTAACCCATTACAAGGAGAAAAAGGAATTGCTTGGTAAGCATCCGGTTTTTGCCCAGATGGTAAGGTTTAAAGAAATAGCAACTCTCAAAGGCGATGAGCTGGCCAAACTTCAGAAAAGCCTGGAGAATAATATCTCGAGGAACAAAAAGAAGATCGATGAAGAGCCTGAGCATCCTGAAACCAGCAACCGGATTGAAAGGGTTGAAGCTTACCAGCGCGAACTGGCGGAAGTAAAAAGGCTGTTGGGACTAAAATAGGTTTTATGCGCCGCCAACTTTTTGACATGGCCGAAATTGCCGGTACTGTTGAAAAACAGTCCCGGCTTTCGGGCTTTATGGCTGAAAGATATCTCCGGATACAGTCTCACAAAGTTGTAAGTCTGAAGGAACTAGTAAAGAAACTTCCTGATCCGGATGAAATCTATTTTATCTGGACCACCAGCAGCTTCACAGGGTTTACTTTCATTCCTATGATCATTACCGAATGTGGTATAATTGATGAATTGACACTGGCAACCTACAGTATAAATAAAAGGATACTCAATGCCCTGATGAAGCTGGTGAATGATAAAATGATCCTTCAGATCAACATACTGATATCAGATGCACTGCCTTACCAGTTGCCAAAGGTTTTTGAGCATTTAAAAACAGTTACAGCTAACCACGATAACATTACCATCAGATATGGATGGAATCATGCTAAAATAGCCTGCATCCGATCAGGAGATAACAAATTTGTGGTTGAAGGATCCGGGAACTGGGGCGAGAACGCTCAGCATGAGCAATACATTTTTACCAGGTCAGATAAAGTTTACGAATTCAGAAAAAACGAAATATATGGAGCTCACGGACAAACAAAAAGCCGATATAGAGCGGATGGGAGCGATTAACTACTCTATGAAGCATGTGGCACTCTACCTGGGTTTCAATCCGGACGTCGTGCTCCGCGAATATCAGGACGAAGAAAGCGACCTCAGATATCATTATGAGCGTGGCCAATTGATGGCTCAGGCAGATATTGACACCGAAATAATGAAGAGCGCAAAAGATGGCAACCTGACGGCCACCCAGATTTACAAAAAGTCAGAAAAACAAAACAGGCTTAACAATCTCAAGCATGAGCTCTTCGGCATTGGATAATGTAAAATATGATCAACTGCAGTCGTTCATAATGAATGGCAGGCAGGGCGAACTGCCGGATGAACTGGTTGAATATATCAGTCACCTGGAGCTGGTCAGGTCCATGTATGATAAGTACATGAGTAAAGCAGCTATCCTGAAGGTTCTCAGATCTTCTGCTTACGGTTACACAGAATTCATGGCCCGCAAAATATTTTCTGAGGCTCTGAATTTTTTCTATTCCGACAATTCGGTAAAACGAGAAGCCTGGGGGAACATTTATGCCGATAAACTTGATAATCTTGCATTATTGGCCATTGAATCTGATGATTGGGAAGGCGCACGCCGGTGCTTCGCTGATGCCGCCAAATTGCGAATGGGCGAAGAGCAGAAAACCGAAATCCCGGAAGAATTACTCGATCGACGTCCTGTATTTTACACACTCAACCCTGAAGATGTTGGATTGCCTGGCAAAGTCAACCGTCATAAGCTTGCGGCCTGGATTGACAATCTACCGGATATCGATGCAAGCGAACGTGCGAGGATCCATCGCGATGGAATGACCTCGAAGTCTGAAGGAAATGTATTCGACATTCCGGAGGGAGATATTGAATATTTAAGCAAGCCAGAAGATGCCGACGATCAGGAGGAAAATTAAAGCAGGTCCGGAAGAAGTTCAGTTCCGTTACAGCAATTGGCTTTCGATGATGATTGATATCATTAAGCCAAAGAACCTTTACATCGTTGGCGGCCGCGGAACTGCCAAAACCGAAGATATTATCGCCAAACGGAGTATTGACGTAATGGACACTATGCCCCGGGCAACATTTGCCTTTACGGCAGATACTTATATCAATGCGCAGGCAAACATTATTCCGACTATGCTCAGGGGATGGGAACGCCAGAACTTCCTCGAAGATTACCACTGGGTAGCTGACACCGAACCACCAAAATCATTCAGCAAACCTCATTACCGGTCAAAGGATCACAAACACACCATTTACACCCGCAATGGGTGCCGGTTTGTTATAAAAAGCCTCGACCGGCCTAGCAAAACAGCAGGGATCTCCACCGCTCACAATTTTGGTGATGAATCAAAGTTTCAACAGGAAAGTAAGCTTAAAAAGGCTTTTCCAACCTTGAGAGGTGATCCCGTTCTATACCAGCACAGCCCTTATTTTATGGGCAATACCTATTTAACGGACATGCCAAATCCAAACGACGGGGAAGACGTCTGGATCCTCCGCATGAAGGATAACATGGACGTTAAGCAGATTGTGGGAATTTTCTATACGGCGCTCGAGGTTAATAAAATGGAATGGGAGCTTTTCTGCATGAAACGCGATAAAATGCCCGATCGCATCATCGAAAATCAAGCCAGGCTAATTGAACGATGGAATGAGCGGCTTGCAAAGCTTCGGAAAAACAGTACATTCTTTATGATCGTGAGTACCCTGGTAAACATTGATATCCTTACTTTCGATTACCTGGTCAATCAATTCCAGACATTGGCATATGAGGAATTCAAAACATCAGTGCTTTCGCTAATCGCATCATTGAGTGTTGGTGCCCGTTTCTACGGAGAGCTGGCTGATAAGCATTTTTATAATGATGGGTATAATTATGACTATTACGATCGCTTTGGACTAAAGGACAATATAAGCCAGACGAGTGAGGGGTTAAGGTACATTCAGCCTAATAAAACACTTGAAGCCGGTTTCGATGCCGGCAATATGATGAGCCTTGTATTAGGGCAGGAACAGGGCCATGAATACCGTATCCTGAAGGACATGTATGTGCTAAGTCCGGAGTGGATAACAGAGCTGGGTGCCAAATTCGTTAAGTTCTTCGAACCCCATAAGTTTAAATTACTCGATCTGTATTTCGATAGAGCTGCCAATGCCTATAATAAATCAAAGAAGGATTTCGCCAACCAGCTAAAGAACGCTATAGAGAAGCATGAGAACGGCAGACGTACAGGATGGAAGGTTATACTAAGATCTGTGGGACAGGGTAATATTACCCATGAAGAGGAGTTCGACATTATGAATCAGATGATGGGTGAGAAGAATAGTAAGTTACCAAAGCTATTGATTGACAGGCACGAATGCCCACGTTTAAAGAGTAGCCTGGAGTTAGCTCCATTGATTAAGGATAAGGGTAAGATCAAGAAAGAAAAGAAAAGTGAGAAACTACCACTCAAGCGCTTACCACACGAGAGTACAAATATGAGTGATGCATTTAAGTATCTGATATGCAGACGTAAGTATCTGTTAATAGCAAAACAAAAGCAATCCTGATCATTTGGGCGATGCCAGCTGAAGAGCGCTGGCCCGGGCTTTCCGCTTTATCTTTTGTCCCACCGCACATAAATGCAGGTTAAGTCTCTACCTGGCGCAATACAATTGACACGCTTCGCTAATGTCAATAGTATTCTTTCCAGCGCCTCATGCCAGGTTCGACATAACCTGCATTTGCCCTGCTACAAAAGGATGCCGCTTCAATCCCTATCGCATAAATAATACTCCCAACATAATTGTTGCATTCTGCATGACTATTTACTATATTTGATGTACCATTACGGTTGTATGGTTCATACATTGTCAATTCGCGTTGACGAATAAGCCTCCCCCCTGGAGGCTTATTTATTATTACGGGTTATTATATTGTGTTCACTTCGTTCACGGCACTCTTAATCTCATCCTGAGATGTGGCAATCGGTGTTCCGCTCCGCTCCACGTACATGTGGCATGGCGGGCACGGCGCTCCGTGGCGCAGGACAATACGCTCCACAGGCCGCCATGTCATATATCCGGTTTTGCGATGGGGTGCAGATGCGTTCACAGGTCTGAGCGGGTCGTTCATCATCAACAATCATCCGGACTTTTGCAAAGTCCGGAGATTGTTAACAGGCTGAAATTTGGAACAATATACCAATTCAGGACAATTTACCATAATGAAAAACAGCCAAAAAAAATTTAAAATTAGGGTAAAATAATGGTTAAAATGTTTGGTAAATTGCGTAAAAGGTTGTATATTAGATCATTATTTAACAAGAACCGCAGTCCCGGCGGGGTATAAGTGGGGGTAATTTTATGAATAAACCAGTAAGAAGGGCAGCCCCTGAGGCAGTCCAGGCTAAAAGCCAAACCGAAAACAGCCAGGCAAATGACCAGGCAGCACCAACCCAGGAACCTGTAATGCAGGTATTGAAACCGGAGCCGGAACCCGAACCGGAAGCAAAGCAGGAAAAACCAAGTGTTTATGATGTGATCCGAAAAGTAAACGAACAGTTTTACCTGAGCGAACAGCACGGCAACCAACTGCAGCAACTTAACAAGTTGCACGACTTCAAAAGCAGGATTAACAACAACACAACTTTAAAGCTAACCAACGGAGACGGAGGAAACGATTTTTCCAGCAATGACCCGGGCGCCGTTGATGCTTTGATTGATCTGTGCATTGGAAACCTGAAACGCAGGATTGCTGACATTGAAACCGCATTGTTAACCGCCTGATGTTCAACCGGCCGGCAGGTCCTTTGATTTGCCGGCCTTACTTCTAAAGACATGGAACAGACAAGCGAACACAAGGAAAAACGGGAAGCCCTCAAAGCTTTGAGCCAACAAGTTAAGCCACTGGTTAAGGCTGAGCAATACGGCACAGTGAATGAGGCTGTAATTGATCTATTTTACCGTAAGGATGGACACGAAGAATTTAACACCCTTTGGGAATGGAATCAGAAAGGGTGTAAGGTTATGCGGGGAAGTAAAGCTTTTGTAGTATGGGGAAGCCCCAGAGAACTGAAGAAAACCGAACCAGCGCCGGAACAGGAGGAGGATAAAAAGGATGATTTTTACCCACTCTGTTATCTCTTTTCTAATTTACAGGTAGAAAGGAGGGCAGCATGAGACGAAATATAACCATGAGACGCCTCACAATTGGCGAAGGTGTAAGGGTAAGAAGATACCACCAATTAACACTCTATCCTATTTTACACTTACAGGGTAATTGGTTGCATGAAGCCGGATTTACAAAGGGTTCAACTGTTTACCTTTTTGTTGAAGATGGTAAGATTGTTCTGAAACTAGAACCGGAAACCGACACCGAAGCAAAAGCCATTCAAATTTTTAACGCCCTAAATGATGTAACCGTATGAGCAGCCTAGACCCTAAACCAATGACCGCCAGATTTAACAGTAAATGCGAAAAGTGCGGAGAGCCAATAAAGAAGGGGGAAAATTTCTATTATTGGCCGATCGGTAAACATGCATACTGCAAAAAGTGCGGAGAGCCTGAATACCTTGATTTTATTTCAACCCTAATTGATGAAGAAATGAGCAAGGTAAACAGCCGGATGTAGCCGTTTTTAAACGTTTGTAGTCGCGTGGGGTCGCCCCCCCCCGCGGCTGCCCTCGTACCTCGGGCAGCCGCTCCCCCCAAAAAGGTGTTCAGGGCAAATTTTGACTTGGTAATTATTCAGATGGAAAATTTGCCCTTCACGAATTTATTTGATTTTTGCTATTTTTGATAATTAGTAATTTGAGTATGAGAAAAACTCCCAGATTTCTACTTTGCCAGAATCCGTTAATTGAAGAGAAGCATCTGTTTATCCTGAGTACCAGGAGAGGTGAGTTGTTAATGAAAGTTATTGATTCCCCGGATAAAACCTTTAGCCTTGAGATTGAGAAGATCTACAACGCAACGGAAGATGAAGTCAGATATGCTTTACATGATGCCACAAAATGGTATGTGAGCGCCAGGCATGTTTAGATTTTGTCCTTTGGTGAAATTACGCTTCCTTTTACTTTCGGATCATGTTTAACCCTAACACATCCGACATGAGACGCTCAATGAGCTTATTGATCCTGTTCCTCGGAATTGCGATCGGTGTTGGTGCGAGTGAGGGATATTCCACCACGAAGGTTGAGGCATCGCCTGCCTGCCCTTCTTACAACCAAATTTCTCAGGATGATGGCAACGCCATTCTTCTTGTAGAATTTGTTGCATGGGATATTCCTGTTTGCGCCACTGTGCACCCGGTGAGTTTTGATGTTCAGCAGGCCCACGCGGCCTACGTGGCTGAACTTATAAAACCGCCCTCTGTAAATTACATTACCAGGCAGGCAACCTTAAACAATTATGATCTGAGCCTGATGCAATCCCACTTAGCGGATTTAGGCAACAATTTAACTCGAACTGAAGCAAGCCTGAGAGACAGGCAATACTCATACCGTATGCCCCGCGACGGGCTTTAGGTACCAACGATTGCAAGATTCGCAACGCTCCCGGGAACGGGGGCGTTTTTTTTGTCCTTTCGCCCGCCTGTGAATGCGGATAAGTTTGCTCTATGAACGAGAAAATTGCCTCTATTCACTTATGGCAGGCTATTCACCTGATGCGGGAAGCTACCGCTAAGGATGAGTGCTTTTCGTTTTCTTACGCAACCTACAACAGAGGTACCCGACAGTGCCACGGAATGGTGGCAGTGAAACGGGCAAGGTTGCGGCCAGCGGCAAAAGGTGATGACATTGTGCATGCCGATCAGAAACTATTTTATTATGATGAGTCGGAACAGAAACCTAAGGTTTGCTGGCAGCCGCTTATTATGTGGTTCAACGGATTCAAAGTAACGTTATGAGCGAAATTGGCTATATAAAGGAAAATGTTGCAGAACATGGCAATTTGAGTATTCTCCGGAATGATGTAGGAGTTTACGTTTTTGAAACCGTTGGCGGCTCTTTCAAGGTTGCTCAGCCGGGGGTATTGCCATTCTATACCAATACCAGGAACCTGATGCCTTACCGGATCGGTGACTTTCAGATTGTGCCACATGGTGAGCAAAACAAGCTTCCGGATGAGATCCGGTTGATGCTTGATGAAAACAACCTGACACCTGAGATCCTGAACAAACAGGCTCAGTTACTATGGGGGCAGGGGCCGGCATTGTACAGGATTGTTTTCGACAAAGGAATCAGGAAAAAATATTTTGAAAGTAAACCTGAGATTGAATCATGGTTGCGGGCCTGGGACTTTGAAGATTATCTTCTGAAGGCTGTTATTGAATTCCGCCACATGAACGGGCATTATACCCGGTACTTCAGGAACCGTGCGCCCAGAATTGGCGGACCGGGAAGAATTGAGTACCTGGAGCATGTGAGTTGCATCAATTCGCGGCTGGAATGGCCTGATACGGATGGTGATATTAAAGCTGTTATTACCGGCGATTATGATCAGCCGTGGAAGTACGGGCTGAGCCGGTACCCGATGTATAACCGGTTCGATCCGTTTAGCCTGCCGGTGAGTATGGCTTACTCCAATATGTATTCGTTTGCTCTGCCCAGGGATTACTCCCGCTCGAGTTTTTATGGTTCGATGAACTGGATAAAGCTGGGGAGTAGCCTGGCCAAGCTGCTGACGAGCTTTAATGCGAATTCGGCGGCTATCAAGTATCACATCAGGGTTCCCAGGGCTTACTGGACCAAGCTACAGGATGAATTGATTGAAGATTGCGAAAAGAAAGCGATTGCCTATGATGATAAGATGCTGCAGAAGGCAAAGGATGAAAAGTTTGCTGCTTTCGCGGCTACTCTTACCAGCGTTTCTAATGTTGGCAAGTTTATTACCACTGACGACTTTTTTGACGACGAGGCAAACGAGTACGTTGGCTGGAAAGTGGATGTGCTGGACCAGAAAATAAAGGATTTTATTGATGCCCAGCTAAATATTTCGAAACGGGCTGCCCTTGAGATGACTGCCGGGCTTGGGTTGCATCCTGCACTTTCGAATATTAGTTATGAAGGTAACCTTCCTTCCGGATCCGAGCAGCTGTATGCATTCAAATTGTTTCTTCTGACCGGTGTTGATATCCCGGAATCGATAGTTTGCCGCGATATCAACAATGCCATACAGGCAAACTTCCCGGGAACGGAATACAGGATCGGTTTTTACCACGATGTAGTTCTGACCGAGGAAAATACCAGCCCAAAGGACCGGATTAAAAATAACGGAAGCGGAACGAATACCGGATCCGGTTCATCGACACAGGCCACAGCCAACGTAAAGTGTGACGGGTGCGGACTTGTTTTTGATTACAATTCGATAAGTGAATCGGGGATGGGATATGTAGCCTGCCCCAAATGTGAAACCGCTGTAACTCAAAAGAACCTGATATGATTTTTAACAAAAGCGATAATGGTGCGGAGGAGTTTAAAGCCCTGATCGGGTTTATTTACGCATCCAATACTTTCGCAAACCTGGTTACTTACATCTTTTTGGCAAAAAAAGACGTGGTGAACGTGATCGGACCCGAGATTTACAAACTGGCCGAGGATCACTACCAAAGCGAGAATTTTGGGACTGATGGGGATGATAGTGAGTTTGTTTTGCTGAATGAACTGGTTGCCCGGGTGCAATTGCCGATCGCGCTACATGCTTACCGCAGGTTTGCGCCAGGAAATGACCTTTCTCATAGTGATGCAGGCAGGCTGATTACGGTAACTGAGACTGAAAAACCGGCTTTCGAATGGATGCTGGATAAGGATAATGCGAATCTTTTGAGCCTGGCCAACGATGCAGTTGAATTGTTGCTTGATTTTTTGGCAGAGCAGTTAGTGGTTCCGGAAGGTGAAACCATTAATGCAATTGGCAATGCATGGAATAATTCGGCTGCTTTCAAGGCTATAAAATCAACGATCGTTAATTCGGTTGCCGCTTTTGAAGAGGTGATGCCGATAAATGGAAGCCGAAGGCTATTTATGCTGCTTTCGGCTTTTATGCGTAAGGTTGAAAGCGACCTGATCAGGCCGGCTATTACCAGGCTTCGATACGATGCTTTGATTGAAGCGATAAGGGATGGTGAACTGGCCGACGAGCAACAGGAAATCATTCGCCTGGCATCGCCAGTGATTGTAATGGGTGCCATGGCCAAGGCTTTGAAGCTAATGCCGGCTGAATTGCTTCCGGATGTTTTTGGAAAACGATTTATTGAGGACCGTAAATCTGATATCGATACTGATTCGCGGCTGGGTGCCGCTCATGTTCTGCAGGCGGAGGCAAGCCTCGAGCTGCTGAAGCTTCAGCGATATATTAAACTGATTACCCCGGTAACGGAAGAGGTGATTCCGGAAAGTGTTGATACCACGAAACCTTATTTTATTTGGTAATGCACACGATAGAAATACCGGCCAAAAACGAAACTTACCTGATGCCATCGGAGATGCATGAGCTGAACAGTGCGCAATATATCGCGCTTTGTTATGTGCTTAATCAGCTTGAGCATGGCAAAATAAGCAACGCTGAGGCTGAGCTTCGATTGGTGATTGCCCTGGCGGAAATAGAATTGGGATGGAGGTATACTATTATGAGCAAGCGGAATAAGATGTTTGTACATGAAAATCTGAACCAACTGATCCCATTGGCCAAAACGATTTTTGAGGAAAGGCAGACTGAAACGGGTGAGAAGGTATTGTTGCCTTCTATCGCTTTTGTTGATAATAAAATCCCTTCGTTCCGTGGCATGATCGGGCCTGAGGATGCGTTGCAGAATTGCACTTTTTTTGAGTATAAAGAAGCTTACGCGCAATGGTATCAATACCAGCAATCTCAGGACATTGCTCATTTGAATGAATTGATTGCTATCCTTTACCGGCCTCAGAAATCGTTTCTCCGGATACGGAAACGGATGAGGAATTTCAACGGAGATCCCCGGGAGACTTACACCGTGATCACAAATCCGCGGAAGCTGCAAAACAGGATACGGAAGGTTGAGAAATGGCCGGCACACATCAAGTATGGAATATGGCTTTGGTTTACGGCCTGCATGGAGTTTTTAAGGACCGGCAAGCCGGTAATTGACGGGATTGAGATTGATCTGGCAATTCTTTACAAGGGTGATGAAGGCGGATCAGCCGGCATCGGGCTGACCGGCATACTTTATTCGCTGGCCGAAACCGGTGTTTTTGGCGGCATCCGCGAAACCGGCGATTCAAACCTTTACGATGTACTGGCCAGGCTGTACCAGGTGAAGCTGCAAATGGATGAAATTAAGGCTAAATCGAAGGAAAAATGACGGATATCCACTTTATACATGAGTATTACACGGCTATTATCGACAGATTGATAATCGCAGGCTTTAAGGTGAATAAGCTTTTGCTGGTGCGATCGGAGAGCGAGCTGGTGCTGGATATTAAAGAAATCCCTGCAGGTGAGTTTTTTTTGGCGGTGGTTATCCCGAGTACTGATACCAGGGCTGAGAATATTGACAATGTTAAGGAGGTGGAGCCATGGTTAATCTATCTACTTGAGAAAACCGACCGGAAAGCCATAACTCAGGCTAACCGGTTGACCTCTGTTGCAAATCAGCAACAAATTTTGAGGAGAATAAAGGAATTTATGCGGACGGATATGGGTGATGGAACAATTCCTTGCAATATCAGGCCTGACCTAAATTCAATGCATTCGGATCCGGAAGAAAACTTCATCGGATGTGAAGGATATAGCCTGAGTTTTAAAGTTATATCCGATGATTTTTTCACTTCTAATCAATAGAGACTATGTCGCACCGTCTTTTAGCCATTATCGATGATTTATGGAGTTTTCTGAAACTACTTTTTATTTCGATACTGATGTATTTATCACCTGTTAAGGACTTCATTCATCTAGTGTCGGCCCTTATTATTCTTGATTTGATAACCGGGATAATGGCATCGTGGAAAGCCGGCGAGAAAATTACTGCGAGCCGGATGGCAAAAACAATTTACAAGCTGATTCTTTACTCAATAGCAATTATTGCAACTTACCTGGTTCAGATGATTGCAGCCGATGGGGTAGGATTGGTGAGAATTTGCGCCTTAATTATCGGAGCAACTGAGTTGAAGAGCATATATGAGAATATAAGCCGGATACTTGGCGGTGATCTCTTTAAAACTTTATGGCAGGTAATAAAAGGTAAAGTAGATGATATCGTATCATCGATTCCAATAAAGTCTAATGCAAATACTGAACAAAATGAGCAACCTGATTAATCCGTTAACCGGTCGCATCAGCAGCAAGTTTGGCACCCGCATTCATCCGGTTAGCGGCGTGAAATCGTTTCATAACGGGGTTGATATCTCCGTTCAGATAGGCACCAAAATAGCCGCTCCTGATGATGGTATCATATCCGAATACTGGGACCATAAAACCGGGGGTAAATCACTGGCTATGATATCGGGCAATGGCTTTCGCTATGGTTTTGCGCACCTTAGCCGGCGCCTGGTGACAAAGGGAACAAAGGTAAAGGCCGGGCAGATTATTGCAGAAAGCGGAAATACAGGGCTTGGCACGGGTGCACATCTGCATTTCACGGTAAAAATTAACAACGAGTGGGTAGATCCGCTCAAATACTTTTCGTTCACATGAAAAATATCATTTACATAATTGCAGTACTGATGATCAGCAGCTGCGCGACGCAAAATAAATGCGATCGCAAATTTCCGTGCACGGGAAAGGATTCAATTTCGGTTATTACCAAAACAGAGACCATTTACCGGGATACAATTATTTACGTGTACGTGCCGGGGGAAAAGGTAACTGAAACAAAATTGGTGTATGTTGATGCGAATGGGATTATGCATTCTGACATTTCGAAACTCTATACCTCCTTTGCAGAATCGTGGGCATGGGTTGAAAATGGCAAGCTTATGCATGAGCTGATGCAAAAAGATACTACCCTGGCCAGGCATATTAAAAATGCTATAAAGGAGAGCGCAATGACGACCGAAACGGTGAAGATAAAAACAGTGATCCAGGAGGTAAACCGGGTAACCGGTTGGCAGTGGTTTCAGATATGGGCCGGGCGGATCCTTTTATTGATCATTTTAATTTTTTCAATATGGTGGACAATTAAGTTTTTGTCCTTTCATTGACTTTTGAGTGATCGCAATTTTACCAAAAAACAAAATAGCCATGCAATTCACAACTAAAAAGGGTCAGATTATTCCCCTTATAATTACTTCTACCCCGAAAAATATTCCGACCGGAAAACCTTTTGTTCATCCGGTTAATCCTGAGTTTGGATTTTGTGTTAAAAACATTGGTACAGAAGCCGTAACAATTAAAGTTGTTGGCGTGGATGATACCGAGGCAGTCTCAACGACATTTTACCCGGGTTGGAATGTCGAGTTTATTAAAATGATTGCTGAAAATGCTCCGGCTAACCTTCAGTGGGGGGAATGATGAGAAGAATAAATGCAAATATTTTGGGGCTTTTGGGCCAACAAGGGACACAGTTGAACCAAATTGACCAAGAAAGTTGGTACGGAGTGACTATTGATGAAAATAATACTTCGCCACTTCTTACACGTATTGCTGGCGGTGATGGAGTATTGGGAGATAATATGCCTTACCACGCATCACTACCTGTTCATTCCTTAATGAAAGGTTGTCTGTTAAGTGATGCAGGAATTGTTAATTATTACTTAAAAGCAGACGACTGGACTAAAAAAGCAGATGGAAGTGCGAGTAATTTAGATGGTACAGACGGCCAGGTGATGGTTGAAATACCGGAGTTTTATTATTTAATTGAAAATCCGTCTTCGTTAGTCTTTACTCACAAGATCAGTATCAATGCTATTGACGGCTTTACAAAGAGTGAAAGGTTTTACATTGCAGCCTATGAGGCAGCAATACATAGGCCAACCGTGAAACTTGCCTCTGTAAAGAATATGTCAACTGATTACCGTGGTGGAAATAATAATGCCACTTATGACGGACAAAATAATACACTACTCGGAAAAGCCTTTGCAGGTGTATCGTTAACACTTGGAAGGAAATACGCCCGAAAAAGGGGTGGAAATCATTGGAATATTGAGACATGGAAACAGGCAATGACTATTTACATGCTCTATTTCATTGAGTATGCAACTTTGGAAACACAAGCACCATTCAATGCAAATTTAACTGTTAATGGATATAAGCAAGGGGGTATTGGGGTAGGGGTCACAGACGCAAACCAATCCGCGTGGGCTACATACAATGGAAATAATCCAGTTATTCCATGTGGTCAAACAGATTCCCTTGGCAATGGAACAGGTTCAGTTTCGTATGCCGTTCCTGGGTATGTAACTTTTTTAATTGCACGTTATCGTGGGATTGAAAATGTATTCGGACACATGAATAAATGGCTCGATGGTGTTAATGTTTATAATCAAACTGCAGGAGAAGGTGGGCTATCAAAATTCTATATTGCAACTGATCCAAGGAAATTTATTGACAGTATTGTTACTGATTATGAGTATATCGCCAACCTCCCCAGAACGGCCAATATAATCGGAACTGCATGGCACGATCACAAAGGGATAGTGATTCCAAAAACTATAGCAGGTGCTTATAACCAACGATACACTGACGTATGTAAATTTGGTTCGCAAGGTGTGTGGAATGGGATTTTATCAGGCGGTGGTGCAAACACTGGTGTATCAGCCGGGCTTTTCTTTACTGATCCTATTGTTCCTTCAACTGGTTCAGTATTTTATGGGTGTAGGTTATCCTGTATGCCGGGCGTTCCTTCAAATCCAAGGTTAAGCATTATTGGTGATAGTTTAAGTGGTGACATTGACCAACGATGGCCTTATGAAATTGCTGTTAACCGATTTTTATTTACTGTTACTCACGCCATTGCTGGAGAGGGTATAATGACCAGTATGGATACTCAGGTTGCCGCTGCCGCAACAGACAATTCCGATATTATTATTTGTGCATTAGGTACTAATGATAATAACGCAGGGAATATGGCTATTTTACAGGCAGAACTTGAAGAAAACCTGATTGAGTTGAAGGCAAGTAATCCAAACGCCACAATATACTATATGAATGTCCTCCCAAGGTGGACTAATTCCGGTGGTGGAACCGTTGTGCAATTAGGTAATATCAGAACGGCAATTGCGGCCGGGTGTGCGGCGCAAAATGTGACCTGTTGGGACACCTTTACCGATCCTTGGATCACCGCAGCCGATACAGCAGACGGAGTTCACACAAA